TAATGGTAGTATAGAAGATCAAACAACTACTGCTGCATTAGCACAGCTCAGACGTAATGAAACACAGTTTAGAGCTGATAAGAATAAGCCATTCGCTGACAGGCATCAAGGTGCTCACACATCTACTGTTGACCCGGGCGATGCTAGAGATCAGCTACAACGTACTCGTAAGGACTGGGGATCTGAAGACGGATCTACCGGTGGAGTTACAACTGCTGTTGAAAGAGAACGTATTGCTAGATATGGTGGTACGACTGATGAGATTGTTGAGTCTACACTAAAAGGCTTGATGAGTACAGAGAAGTTTGCAAGAGAGCTAGATGCTGTAAAAGGTAATAGAGCTTTACTAAGCGAGCTATGGAGAGATTCTGTTGAATCATTCCATCAGATAACCAAAGGTAGAGATCCTATGGATATGTCACCTGATGAGTATTTACAAGACTTATTTGACAGAAAGCCTGCCACTCTTCCTATAGGTGACGAAGTCTATGAGACATGGGCTGGTGAAACAGTTGTTACTGCTGATTTAGTTGTAGGTGATTTACTTAAAAAATTACGTGATACAGGTATTGCAGGCAGAGAACTGAGAGACATTGTGTCTTTAGATGATATAGATGGTCCAGCAAAACAGATTGTTGATACTATGTTAACTGCTCTGTTTCAGACTAAAAAATCTAGGTTTGTAGCATCTGACTATTTCAGATCATTTGGTGCTGGTAAGACTAAAGCACAGTTAAATGATGCTGTAAATAATGCTGTTAAATCAGAGATGGCAGATGTAAAAGATTCTATATTATCTATGCTAAAAATAGCTAAAGATGATCCTGATGACAACCTATTAAATGCTTTATTTGAAGCCTTTTCTATGATGAAAAATGTCAACAGTCTAGAAGACTTTGATAACTGGGCTAGAAAGATACTTAGAGGTGGTAGATTAGATGAAAGCTCACCTGACCGTACTGGAGCTTTGATTAGAAGTTTACAAGAAATGGTTAGTCATAGCGTACTAAGTGGACCTAAAACTCCAATGCGAGCTCTTTTAGGTACAAGTACTGCAACATTTTTAAGACCATTACAAACCTTTTTAGGTGCTACTTTACGTTATCCATTTACAGGAGACTCAGCTACTGTTAAAAGTAGTTTATCAGCTATGACTGGAATGATGGAAGCTATACCAGAAGCTTTTGATTTATTTTTTACAAAGCTTAATGGTTACTGGAGTGGTGATTTATCAACTATTAAAACTAGATATACTGAATTTCATAAAGGAGATTACAACTGGGAAGTAGTACGTAAGTGGGCAGAGGAAAGCGGTAGAGCTGATCGAACAGATCGAGCTATATTTGCTGTTACTAACATGATACGTGGTATTAATAATAATAACTTTTTCTCATACTCTACTAAGATAATGGCAGCGACTGACGATGCCTTTACATTTTTATTAGGTAGAGCTAAGATGAGAGAAAAAGCTATGCGTCGAGTATTAGATATGCAAGGTAATGGGTATCAAATGCCTAAGATTGATGCTAAGTTAATGCGAGCTTATGAAGATGATTTCTATGAGCAGATATTTGATGCAAACGGTAACATAATAGATGAAGCTACAAACTTTGCACGTAAAGAAGTTACACTAACTCAAGACCTTACAGGCTTTGCAAAAGGTCTAAACGACGTTTTAACAGCTAACCCATATGTTAGACCATTCTTTCTATTTGCTAGAACTGGTGTAAACGGGCTTGCATTAACAGGTAAGCATACACCCGGATTTAACTTTCTTGTTAAAGAGTTTAATGACATAGCATTTGCTACAAATAAGAATTTACCAGAACTTAAAAAGTATGGTATTAATAGTATAGCAGAATTAGAAAACGCTAAAGCTTTACAAACAGGTCGATTAGCGATGGGTTCTGCTGTAGTATTTATGGCAACTCAAGCTTGGATGTCTGGTAAACTTACAGGTAACGGTCCGTCTGACAGACAGAAACGTCAAGGTTGGATAGACGGAGGATATTTACCAAGAACTATTGATGTAGGTGGTGTACGTGTTGGTTATGATTCTATTGAACCTTTTAACCTTGTACTGTCTACTATTGCTGATGTTGGTGATGCAAGTATGTTGATGGGAGAAGAGTGGACAGAAAGAGAACTACAAAAGATTTCATTAGTTATAGCTCAAGCTGTATCTAGTAAGTCTTACTTAGCTGGTATTCAACAGCTTGTAGATTTAGCAGCTGGACGCCCCGGTCAGGTAGAACGTATTACAGCTAGCTTAATGAATAATACAGTACCACTAGCGGGTTTACGTAATGAGATAGGTAAATTAATCAACCCTCATATGCGTGAAATAAATTCTGGTATTTTTCAATCACTTCGTAATAGAAACTTATCTTCAGAATTTTTACCCGGTAGAGATTTACCTGTTAAGTATGATATGCTTAATGGTAATCCTATCAGAGATTATGATTTTATGACTAGATCATTTAATATGTTTAGTCCTGTATCATTAAACTTAGAAGAATCAGATGCCAGAAGATTTTTATTCGATAGTGGATATGACTTGAGAATGTCTATTTACTATGCACCTGATGGTACTAACTTAACTGACGAGCCTAACATTAGATCTATGTTCCAACGAGAAATAGGTAATCAAAACTTAGAATATGAATTAGATAAACTAAGAAAAGATCCTAAGATTATAGCATCTATGCAATTAATGTATAGTGATATAAAAGCTGGTAGACGTAGTGAGTTCGATGCTAGAGACTATTATCACAATAGAATGATAGATAGAATATTTAAAAAAGCTCGTGTACTGGCTTGGAGAAGACTTACAGATCATCCAGAAATTACTAGCATAATATCAGAGCAAAGAATTAAAAAAGAAGCTCAAATACAAAAGCAATTTGCTTCTGCCAACATACTTAATATATACAAATAAATGGCAAATCAACAAAACTCGTATACGGGAAGTCAAGGAACAGGTACTAATAACGCTTTTTTTGATTTTACCTTCCCGTCATTTACAACAAGCGAGGTAAAAGTAGAGGTTGATAATGTAGTCAAAACTCTGACCACCCACTATACCGTCGAAAATTATAATACTACATCAGGTGGTAAAGTTAAATTTACTGCCAATAATATACCTACAGGTACTACACCTGTTCGTATATTCAGACAAACGGACGTTGACAGTCCTAAAGCAGAATTTACAGCCGGTGCATCATTAAAAGCTGGTGAAATAAATGATAACTTTAAACAGCTACGTCATGCGTTACAAGAAGCTATTGGTGCAGCTGCAACTGATAGAAAAGTACAAGAATTTAATA